CACAGACAAATTGTTGCGTATGTTATGACTGTGTGAAGGATTGCAACAAAGTAATAATTGAAGTCCTGTCACCACCAATGAGCTACTGACATGAACACCAGACACACACGCGAATTCAAGCAGGCATGGGCAGTAGCTGATTCACTGCGAAGACGTAAGACATGGGTACAGAAAAGCAGTGGTGTGTTGTTTCTCTGTAGTGTGTGGAAGAAGATGTTAGCCAAGAGAATTACCAAGGAGAGAATGATGGACAAGCAACGCGAAAATGAAATCTGCAAGGTATTTGAGGACGTTGTAAAGAAGCATCCTGATGCTACTGCTGAGGAGGGTTCATTACCTGACGATATACGATTCATTCTGCTTGAATTCTGGCAAGCAGCCCAAGATGAGATGCAGCCGGAGATTGATAGGCTGACAAGTAATCAATGCAGCGGTCACTTTCGCATTGGATGCAACTATATGTCTGGTTGCAATACGATTTGCAACAAGTGTGGGCACGTGCATAACGCAGACACAGGATTAGCATATATCCAGCAACTCAACGCCGCCAACCAGCGCAACAAGGAGTTGCAATCCGAGAACGAAGATTGTCGAAACCTAATGAGAATAAAGCAAGAGCAGAATGATGCTTTCAACCAGCGCATACAGGAACTGCTGGACTTGGTAGAAGTAGTGGAGCGGCGTAACAAGCAACTGGAAGAACGCATACGTGTGGCTGATGCGGAGGAGCCTGTTGCTCAAGTTTTGCGCGGAGATACTCCAAATAAGTTATTTTTGTACGACATTGAGGTCTATAACAAAGCACTATCGCACGGTACAAAGCTCTACCTCCACGCGCAAATACCGACTGAGGTTGTAGGTAGTTTCTTTGCAGGAATTGAGGCATCAGAAGGTATATTGAAAATTGAATAGAAACAACTTGTGAAGGAGAAATGAGATGAGTGAATTCAAACGAGAAAAAAGGTATCAAGTAATTAAACTCAGCAACCCGAACTGGAAGGGTTCCTGCGTTGTTGTGGAGGATGATTGGCCTGAATATGAAATTGTCTGGAAGATGATTCAAGACAGAATTGAAGGGAAACCGAATATCATCGAGCAACTCTCCGCCGCCAACAAGCGCATAGAGGAACTGCTGGACTTGGTAGAAGTAGTGGAGCGGCGTAACAAGCAACTGGAAGAACGCATACGTGTGGCTGATGCGGAGGAGCCTGTGCTGTGGATGTTTACTGTTGATGGTAGGTACTACACAGCCAAGAGCAAGGCTCATGCTGACAGTATGTTAAATCATCCTGATACACATCTTTATCCAGACAAGCCAGAGGACTTTCCGCTTAGTCCACTCTACCTCCACGCGCAAATACCGGCTGAGGTGGAGTTGAAGGCGAAGATTGCCGAACTCGAAGCCATCATCAAGGCTAGTCAGGAGCAGGAGCCTGTTGGATATACATTTGTAGTGTGGGATGGAAGGGTAAGGCGGGAGCATCTTGCCATAGATTACATGGTGCAGTATGACAAGGTATATGGATGGGAAGAAATACGCGGTAAGACCCCACTCTACGCCAAACCAGTTATCACGGTGCAGCCATAACCACACCTAACAAACAAGGAGATTAACCATGAAAACTAAAGTAGAAATTGGAAAGCAGTACAAGAGTATCGCACCGGATGGACTGTTTAATGGTGCAGCGTTCAGGAGAGTCTTGGCGATAGATTGTGCTGGAGATTCTCCTGTAGTTATTGAACTTGAAAATGGGAGCATTCTTACGTTTACAGAAGATGGCTATTACTTTGCTGATAGGAGGCAAGATTATTACGACCTCATAGAAGTATCACCCTACGCGGACTTCAAGACTGATGAGAGGGTGATGATTAGTATAGATGGTGTCTATTGGCATCGCAGACACTTTGATAAAGAAATGGACGGAGTAGCTTATTGCTTTGAGTATGGTAGAACTTCTTGGACTATTGATGATTGCGAATCATACCCTTGGGACTTCTGCCGCCGACCTACCGAAGAAGAACTTAAGGAGATATGAGATGACTTGCTTTGATGAAGAACCAGATGGCGACATTCACGGAGAATGTGCAGCAGAAATTCACCGCTTGCAATCCCAAGGCGAGCAGCTTCAGGCTGAGATAGAACGATACTCAATCAGGGAAGGTAAGTTGCTGCGCGAGAAGGCGGAGTTGCTAGAAGGAATTGCGAACGTGCGTAAAGTTTGGGAACCATTGGATTATGGTTGGCACAAATTAAACGATGAGTTATTTAGTAAACTCGCATCCACCGATAACTCAAACTGGCTTGCAGAGCAGAAAGCACAGTGGCTCAGGGAAGAATTGAGCCGTGATGTTCTGTGGCAAATAGACCGGAAAGCCTTCATAAAGATTATGGTTGATAAGTTTTTGTGCTGGAAGTTGCCGGAGCATTTTCGCCCTGACGCTGGTATCTCATTCACACCAGAATACAATGTAGAGTATATGGCCGCGCAAGGGAAGCCACCTTGCAGGCACGAACCTGTCGGTACTAATTTATTCTCAGCAGACCAAGCGGAGCAGATGTTCGAGTATTGCTTCCCTGATACAGTGGAAGTAAACGAACGCCGTATGAATGAAATGAGCTATGACCTATGGAATAAGTTTACAGAAAACAATCCAGACGCAGAAAGCTCAGACTTTGATTCTGTAGTTGATTGGGCTTCAACGTACATAGAGCATCAGCAAACCACCATCGACCAACAGGCCGCGCAGATTGCCGGATGGAAAGATATGATAGATGCTCAACATATTGCTCTTGGTAATTTACACGCGGAGTTGGTGGATAGCATTATTGCATCGTTACAGCAGCAAGCCACCATCGACCAGCAGGCCGTTGAAATTCATCGCCTGAATGAACTTGCTGCCAACAGACTAATTGGATTATGTAAGTGTGGGTTAGAACGAGACCAGCAGGCCGCACAGATTGCGGAGTTGCGGGAGGTTTTAAGTGAGGATCATTGGGCAGAGCACGAGCCGAGTGAGTGTAAACAATGTGCAGCACTCGCCTCTACCGACTCCACATGGCTGACTGAGCATGACACTAAGGTTAGGGAAAGTGTGGCTGTGTTGTTCAATGGTTATGACACCACTAAACTACCTTCAGTACTTATTTCACTGTCTGCAAAGTTGTTCGGTAACGGTGGTATGTTTTGGGAACAGACAATTGACTTGATGCCAGACAAAGTACAACGTCTGTTAAACAGACTAAGAGATGAGTCAGGCAAATGACACAGACATGTGGTAATTGCAGACACTATGGCAAGATGCATAATGTGTGTCGTGCACATCCACCAGTGGTGTTCATTGTTGCATTCAACTCAGACACAAAGGTAGCTGTGCCAGTAACTGCTTTTCCACAGCCCCCACTGGGTAAAGAAGATACATGTGGTGGATGGTTGCCAGCAGACACAGTGTTAAATTCATGAGGTGGTGCCATGATACTCAGTATTAACAAAGTAAGTTTCAGGAAGCCTTCAATGCAACAGAAGAAGATTCCCAAGACACCACTGAAACGTGTGGATGAGAAACGTGTATATCCACTGTTCAAGGCACTACTGAATGCCGGTATAGACAGTAAAGGCAACATAAGCCTTAGATGGATAACGTTCATACCATCCACTGAGGCATATGTTAAGAAGTATTTTGAAGACAATGCAGCACCACAACCAAGACCTTTTATTAATGGAAAACCACCAAGTAGGTTACAGATGGTTTTTGTACCGTGTACCTACACAGTCGGAGATAAGGAATTCATAGCATGAGCACTGCACATATCATGATTGAGTGTGATGACACCACACATGAAACACACATCATGGTCACTGGTGATGACTTTGCACGTGATGTTGCTGATGACATCATGCGACTGGTGGAGGATTCACAAGGCAAAAACATGATCAGCAAGACGAAGTTGAAGACATCATGACTGAAGAACTGTTCACATGCAGGAAATGTGGTGGATCATTCCCCGACAAGGGCTTCTATCACTATCGCCGCAAGGTATTTTACAAAGGGCGTGATCCAGCATTGGTAGGTAAACTCATGCATGCTATTGGTGACAGGTTGCCAGACTGTCTGGAATGTTGGAAAGCAGCCAGAGAACTGGGCTACAAAAAGAACAAAGAGAAGAAGGCCAAAGCAGCTATACAACCACCAGATTTAAGCTGGACTTCCATACTTGGTGTGTCACCAATACCAAAAAAAGAATCAAACACTTAATGTGCTTCAGACACCTAACACACTGCAAAAACATTATATGTGATTGACTTTTAGGTTTTTACCACTAAAATACGCCTCTACTGAGTAAAGCCAAAGTAGCCCCTTGGATAGATGGCAAGTCTCCAAGGGGCTTTGTATTTGTAGTGTTCACTGATGTGCTGGCTGTGCTGCTGCTAGTTTGCGCGGTTATTCCTTGGCCCCGCCACTTATGGCAAAAAAGACAGACCTTCGACATGAGGCTGTAACCTTCGATGATGGTATAGCCAGCACTTCAGTGAGCAGTGCCTATACAGATGGGCAATTGTTAGATAGACAGAAATACACGGCAATGTTTTCCCGGTTCTATCCGTAACATTAACAGTTGCCATCTGTGTATTCATTCTTGTTGGTGTGTCACATCAACTCACATCCCATATAATTTATCATTCGATATAATTTATCATAAGCAACACAGCATAGAATAGTGGCATGGTCCACTACAATCGTCTGGAGTATCCATAATGGAACGCAAACAACTGAAAAGCAGGGTGGCAACAAAAAATGATAATCATCAGACATCTGGTAAGAATATGTCTGGTGTTAAGTCAGTGTCTGCTAGGACTGCTGATAATCACACTCGTAATAATGTTCGCACTGGGGATAACAGCAGTATTCATACTGGAAGAAATGCACATAAAACTGTGACACCAAATCCACTGAGTGACATCAAGAATGATCTTGGTCCAGTGTATGGTGAAAACACACAAGTAGAGACAAACTACTCAGACAGACATGCAGGTGGCAGACCAACCAAGTACTCACAGGATTTGTGTGAGCAAGTAGTGATGTGGGGAAGAGAAGGATACAGTAAGGAAGAAATTGCCAGTGAATTGAACGTGTGTGTGCAAACACTGAACAACTGGGGTAATCAACACAGTGAGTTTTTTACTGCCTTAACATTGGCAACAACACACAGCCAAGCATGGCATGAAAGAAAAGCCAAGAGAGCACTAGATTTACCAGCCAGTGCATTCAATGCAGGACTGTGGGGCAAGATCATGTCGGCACGTTTCCCAGCCACATACAGAGAGACTGTACGTAGTGAGTTGAGTGGTCCTAATGGTGTACCAATTCCAGTAGCAATAGCACAAGGGCAACTCACTGGTGAAGCACTCAGTGACTTTTACAAACAGTTGATGGATGCGCGGTGAGTGTCAACACGTTTGAAATTGACTGGAAGAATCCTGATTACACTGAGGTGTATGAGAAACGGGCATTCCTGTTAAACAAGATACGCACAGACAAGACTGGTGAAGTACTGAGCAATCTTAAACTGTTCTATGCAGAGAATCCCATACAGTTCATCATCGACTGGGGCATCACGTTTGATCCACGGTTTGCCATGAAGCGTAACAAGAGTGGCAAGCGCATGCAGACCAAGTTTCCGTTCATACCATTCCCGAAACAAGTGGAATGTCTGGAATGGATACTGGAAAAGATGCACAACTCAGAAGACGGACTAATAGAGAAGTCACGTGATGAAGGTGTTTCGTGGCTTACTGTTAGTCTTGGGTGCACACTATGCATCTTCCTGCAAGGCTTCAAGGTTGGATATGGTAGCCGCAAGGAAGACTATGTAGACAAGCTAGGTGATCCAAAGTCACTGTTCTGGAAAGCACGTGAATTTGTAGATCATCTACCAGTAGAATTCAGAGCAGGTTGGGTACGTGGCAAGACTGATCCATTCATGCGTATGTTGTTTCCAGACACTGGCAGTGCAATGACTGGTGAGGCAGGCAACAGTATTGGACGTGGTGACAGATGTGCAGTTTACTTTGTGGATGAGTCTGCACACTTGGAACAACCTGAGTCAGTGGACATGTCACTGGCATCCACTACGGATTGCAGAATTGATTTGTCATCAGTTAATGGCAGGGCTAATCCATTTGCTGTTAAACGCTTCAGTGGAAAAATATCAGTGTTCACATTTCACTGGAAAGATGATCCACGTAAAGATCAACAGTGGTATGAGAAGCTGCAAGACAAGTATGATCCTATCGTAATTGCACAAGAATATGACATTGACTACATGGCCAGTGTCGAGAATGTCATTATCCCCAGTGCATGGGTGATGGCAGCAATTGATGCCCACACAAGACTAGGCATAAAAATCACTGGTGATCTGTTCAGTGCCATGGACGTTGGGGATCAAGGTGACAAGTGCTCACTATGCACACAAAAAGGAATACTGATACAGGATGTGGATGAGTGGACCGGCAAAGGTTCAGACATATTCAAGTCAGTGCAGAAAGCGTTTGAATTATGTGACGAGTATGGTGTTACACGTTTTGCATATGATGAAGACGGACTGGGTGCAGGTGTGAAAGGTGATGCACGTGTGATCAATGAAGCACGTGGTGTGGACAACAAGATACAGATCATTCCATTTCGTGGCAGTGCTGCTGTAGTTGATCCAGACAAACTTGTTGAAGGAACCAACAGGACCAACCTTGATTATTTCAAGAACCTGAAGGCACAGGCATGGTTTGGATTGCGTACACGTTTCCGCAACACATACAGATGGGTAGTTGAAGGCAAACCGTGTGATCCCAGCAAGATCATTTCCATATCGCCAACATGCAGAAACAGGGATCGTCTGGTAATTGAATTGTCACAGCCAGTCTACACACAGGATGGTGCAGGCAAGATGCTGATAGACAAAGTACCTGAAGGTGCGAAGTCACCTAACTTGGCAGACAGTGTGATGATGCGTAATGCTCCACACAAAGCACACACGGTAAAAATCAGTGGTGCAATGATGGCCAAGATGCAGAGCAGGATAAGGAGAAGGGCATGAGC